TGGTGTTGGATTCAGACGCATCATCATCGATGACCCGATCAGGAGTCGCGAGGATGCCGAATCCGCGTTGTTCCGTGACAAGGCGTGGGACTGGTACACGGATGACCTTTACACGCGCCTTGAGCCGAAGGGCGCTCTCATCATTGTCTCGACACGCTGGCACCACGACGATATCACCGCTCGCGCAATCTCATCGGAACCTCATCGATGGACAGTCCTAAACTTGCCGGCCATCGCCGAGGAGTCTGACCAGATCGGTCGAATGCCTGGCGAAGCTTTGTGGCCAGAACGGTACGACGTGAAGGAACTCGGACGCATCAAGGAGGTCATGGTCGCGAATAGTGGGGACTATGGCTGGAGCGCTTTGTACCAGCAACATCCGACACCTCGCGAAGGAAGTTTCTTCAAGACAGAACGTCTGGTCATCGAGCAGGCGACACCGAACATCCAGAAGATGTCTCGCGCCTGGGACCTCGCAGCTACAGCGGGGAGTGGAGACTACACCGTCGGAGTTAAGATGGGCCGTGATACTGATGGTCGTATCTGGATTCTCGACCTTGTTCGAGGGCAATATGACACTGACCAGCGGGATAAACTCATACAGCAGACAGCTGCACTCGATGGCAGATCAGTGAGAGTAAGACTGCCACAGGACCCGGGGCAGGCTGGCAAGAGTCAAGCGATGCACATGCTTCGGCTCCTGCATGGCAGTTCGGTCAGCATCAAGCCAGTGACTGGTGCGAAGGATACGCGAGCGGAACCGTTCGCATCGCAGGTCGCTGGTGGAAACGTGTACATGGTCACAGCTTCGTGGAACAAGCAACTGCTCGATGAACTTCGCGTGTTTCCCCTGGGGAAGAATGACGACATCGTCGATGCTTTGACGGATGCGTACGACGAGCTGGTCGGTCGTGGCGGTGGATGGGGTGCATTGTAATCGATGATGGGAACACAATAGACATATGGGACTCTTTGACCGCTTTCTCGGAAAAGCAACGGCCTCGCCATCTGCACTGCTTCCGCCTCCGCTGATTCAGCGACAGACGTCCTATTTCACTGGCACAGGTAATGGTGATTTCTGGTCCCTGCTGACACGCAACCTCCCAGGTTCAAACTATAACTGGAGGAATCAGGCCGGCGATCTGATGCTCAACAGCATCGTGGCCATTGGCATGGACTGGTACATTCGTAACTGGAGTCAAGGTGTTCCTGTCGTTCGACGTCCGATGGCTGACGGACAGGTCGAGAATGTGGCAGACCATCCGGTCATACAGCTGCTCTCACAACCTACGCCGAATGTCCCGCCTTCATTGGTGTGGTCGTGGATTATCCCTGACTATCAACTCCTCGGAAATGCCTATTTCCGGAAGGTGCGTGTTTCTGGTCGTGTCGTTGGCCTGCAATACCTCGCGGCTGACATGGTCCGTCCAGTTGGCAATAAGGTGAATCCGTTACTGTATTACCAGTACACGGTCGATGGCACGTCCTATAACGTCGCGCTCGAGGACATGATTCACATCCGATATGGTCGAGATCCGCAAGATTCGCGATTTGGTCGCTCTCCTGTGACATCTGTTCTTCGCGAGATCGCGACAGACAACGTCGCTGCATCAGCTGCATTCGGCATGGTTCGACACGGTGGCATGCCATCGATGATGGTTGGTCCAGACTACAAGGGCGGTGTCGAAGACCTAAGCGAAGACGATGCACGTCAAACGAAGGCGAAGCTTCAACAGGACTTCACTGGTGATTCCGCTGGTTCGGTCTTAGTGATGACTGGGCCATTCAAGGTCGAGAAGGTCAGCCACAAACCATCCGAGATGGCGTTCGATGAAATTAGACGCAAACCGGAGGAGCGTGTCTGTGCTGCTATCGGTCTCAATCCGTTGGTTCTTCAGCTCGGCAGTGGTCTCGAGAGAGCCACATACAGTAACCTCGAGCAGGCGACCAGAAGTGCATGGACCGACGGAATGATTCCGCTGATGCGTCAGATGGCCGAAGCATTGACTATCGCACTCCTGCCAGACTACGAGGAAACTCAGCCTGGCGATTACTTAGAGTTCGATGTGACGAATGTTCCGGCGCTTCAGGCTGACCTGAACGAGGACGCTGAACGCGCTGAGCGATTGTATAAGGCTGGCATCGTAGACCTAGCAACCGCGAAGCGTGTCGCAGGTGTTGCGCCATCAGATGATGACGAAGGTTATTATCATCCGACTGCTGTTCCTGTGCAGATCGGCGCTCAGGAACTTCTGGTCCCTGATGCTGCGCCAGTCTCGACAGCTCGAACTGCCGATGAGACTGCAAAGCTGGTCGGCGCTGCTGGTGCTTTGATTCGTGCTGGCTTTGAGCCAGAGGCGGCACTTCAGGCTGTCGGTCTCAACAGCATCCAACACCTCGGACTGTTGCCCGTCACCGTGCGCCAGGAAGAGACCAAAGCATTCGATGAAGCATCTGAGCCAGGACTGAAGTTCTTTCCTTCCAAAGAAATGAAGGAGGAAGCACAACGCGCCATCGAGTGGCGTGATGCTGGTCACGATGGCGGGACCGCTGTCGCATGGGCGAGAGCAAACCAAATCATCAGCGGTGAGAAACTGAGTGAGTCGACCGTCCTTCGTATGTATTCGTTTTTCCGACGTCACGAAGTAGACAAGCAGGCGCAAGGATTCCGACCAGGCGAGGAAGGTTATCCATCCGCTGGTCGTGTGGCATGGGCTGCATGGGGTGGCGATGCTGGATATCGCTGGGCTACAGCTGCGCGTAAAGAGATTCTCAAGCGCATGGCGCCGAAGGAGAACGGGAAAAGTTATCATCCGTACTATGGTTACGAGCTGACAGACGCCGATGCCTGATATCTATCAAGTCAATGAGTCCTACCGTAACCGGCTCAGATTCCGTGAGAACGAAGCACTTGCGGAGATGCGCCGAACATACGGTGTTCTCCAGGCTGACAATCTCCAGCGCCTCGAAGCAGTGACAACCGCCATCGAGGAAGCACAGGCAGCAGGTGAGGACATCAGTGGCCTCAGTGAGTACATGCTCCGCCTCGAGGCACTCAACACTCAGATGGCCGAACAGGTCACGCGCTGGGCGCCACAAGCGACGGACATCGCAACAGGAGGACAACGACGCGCAATACAGTTGTCGCTCGACATTCAGGAGGATCTCGTGCGAGCAGTCGCCGGTATTCCTGATTCGGTCTCGCTCACTGCTGATCTGATGTGGAACAGGCTCCCTGTGGAAGCAATCACGAACGTGGTCGGCTTCGCGGCTGATGGTTCACCACTCGGTCTGCTGTTTGATGCCATCGGACCTTTCTCGGCTGACCATGTCACCATCGGCATTGCACAAGGTCTCAATCCTCTCCAGGTCGCACGACGCATGGCGCGAACATACGAAACTCTCGCACCATCACGAGCTGCTACTATCGCACGAACAGAGATGATTCGAGCAAACCGAGAAGCACAGCGACAGACCTTCGAGGCGAATCTGAGCATCGTTCGTGGCTGGCGTCGCATCTCAGCCGGGGATGTTAACGTGTGTCCTGTGTGCTGGTCGCTTCACGGTGACCCGAATCCAGTTGCGGATATAGTTCCTTCGCATCCAAACTGTAGATGTACGATCGTCCCAATCACACCGACGTATGCTGAACTTGCAGGACTTCCACCAGGGAGTTTCGATGAACCGGAAGAACTTCCGACCAAAGATGAGCAGTTCCGTATGCTGAGTGAGGCGGAACGTCGGCAGGTCTTAGGGCCATCGCGGTATCGTTTGTGGGAGACAGGTACACCGCTCTCAGCATTCGGTAAAGTAGTACAAGATGAACAGTGGGGACCACAGGCTGTGGTCGTACCAGTGAAGGATTTATGATGCAGACTCTGGTGTCCTTTGGTGATGCAATCAAGGCCGATGACAAGGGCCGTGTTCGTGGTTACCTGGTGCGCTTCGGTGGCGCTGACCTCGAGGGCGACTACTTCACTGCGTCCACAGACTTTGGTCGACCGATGAAGTCTGGTGATCGTGTCCCGATGAACCTGTACTATCATCATGGTCAGGACAAAACCATCGGGAAGTCCACCATCGGTAGTGGCTACATCACTATGGATGACAAGGGCCTATGGTACGAAGCTCAGATTCAGATGGCTGACGAATACCAGAAGATGATTGCCGACCTCGCGAAGTCTGGCAAACTCGGTTATTCCTCCGGCGCCACAGGTCACATGGTCGAGCGTCGCAAGAGTGCTGATGGTCGCTACGAAATCACACGCTGGACAATCGGTGAGGCATCGCTCACACCAACACCAGCGGAGCCAATGAACATGGTCAAGTCATTGAAGGACATGTATGGCGAGATGGAGGATGGTATGGAAGAAGAAGAAGTGATTATCCCTGTCACGCCTGATGAGGATGTCGCAACCTTCGTCGAGAGCGTTTACGGTGAACTGGACAAGGAGATGGTCCACGAAGGCGTTGAGGCACTCTATGACCGACTGTGTGCAGGCATGATGGCCGCATTCGATGCAGGACTCGGTCGAGGACACGTCGATGCAATCATCGATGCGTTTGCATCGAAGGCTAAAGAACTGACAGCAAACCTAAAGGATCCGGCAGCGGAAGTGCAATCGATGAAATCGAAGCACGAGCGACCGACATCCATTCGAGAAGTGGAGCGACGTCTGCGGGATGCAGTACATCTCTCCAGGGCTGAATCGACAAGATTCGCCAAAACCATCTGGAACGAGCTTCGAGACGAAGCATCGAGCGAAGATGTTTCCATCGTCGACAAACCGAGTGAAGTGGACGAAGCGAAGAACGCTCTCCTCCGCGAACTCATGATCTTGGAGTTAAGTCAATGACAATCGAACAACTCGAAGCACAGCGACAATCTACAATCGCAGCTGCTAAGGAAGTCCTCATCAACGGTGGAGATATGGCCGAAGCCAATCGCCTCCACGCAAATGCAAAGTCTCTCTCTGAGCGCATCGAAATGCTCCGCGAGTTCGGCTCCGTGCCTGCTCCTGTTGCATCTGAAGCGCCAAAGTCTGAGCCATGGAAGTCCGGCAGTGTTGTCCGGAATCCATTCCCTGGACCAAAGGCTGAGGCTGACTTCAAAGCATACGCATTCGGCCAGTGGATTCGTGGTACGGTCCTCGGCAATGCTAAGGCTGCAAAGTGGTGTGCAGAGAACGGCATCAAGTCGCAGACCGAAGGTGACAACGGCGCTGGTGGATACACCGTTCCTGAAATCGTTTCGTCCAGCCTTATCTGGCTCCGCAACGAATACGGTGTTGCACGTCGCTACAGCCGCATCTACCCGATGACGTCTGACACGCTGAACGTTCCAAACGCCAGCACTTCGACAACCACGTATTACCCGAATGAAGCAACCGCAATCACTGCGTCTGACATCGCCTTTACACAGGTTCAGTTGCTGGCAAAGAAACTCGCCATCCTGACCATCGTGTCCAAGGAACTGAACGAAGACACCGTCATTGATTTCGGTGCTGCTTTGGCACAGGACTTTGCATACGGTCTCGCACAAGCTGAGGATGCAGCTGCATTCCAGGGCGACGGCACCAGCACGTATGGTTCCATCACTGGAATCATGCCACGCATTAAGGCACTCTCTGGAACCTATTCCAGCATTGCCTCGATGGTCGTTGGTCCTTCCGGTTCACAGACCAACCTCTCGAGTTTCACACTCGCGAACTGGCAGAGCATGGTCGCGAAGTTGCCACAATACGCAACACAGCCACGATGGTACATGCATAAGAGCGTGTTCTATAACGGCTGCGCGGACAAGCTCATCGCACTTGGTGGAAACTCCATCATGGACATCCAGAATGCCTATGGTCCTGAACCAACGTTGTTCGGTATCCCGATCTCGTTCGTCCAGAACATGCCAAGTGCAACAGCTGCAAACCGTACGCTCGCAGTCCTCGGAGACCTCTCCAAGGGTGTGGCTTTCGGTGACCGCCGTGGCGTCAGCGTAGAAGTTTCCGACCAGGTCAAGTTTGTCGAGGATGCTCTCACGTTCAAGGCTACAGAGCGCTATGCGTTCAACGCGTTCGATGTCGGAAACGTCACAGCGACCGTTGCCGATCAGGTTGCTGGTTCGCTCATCGTTCTCCAGGCTGCTGCAAGCTAGTCTGTAGGACTCTCGTCCACAAAGGGGAGCGGGGTATCCCGTTCCTCTTTTTCTTTTAGGAAGTACACATGCCACTCACTAGGACTCAAGCACTCGAACGCCTCGCATGGATGGTCGCATCTGACCAGTACCCGTTCCTGGACAGCACAGCATTACAACAACTCGTGGATGACCACGCTCGCTGGACTGTCTGGACTGCGTCGACAGCCTATGTGTATGGCGACATTATCATCCCGACTGTAGCAAATGGCAGACTCTACAAGTGCATCATCGCTGGTACTTCAGACACGACTGAGCCGGAGTTTCCGCAACTTGCATACAACAGCCTCTACACCATCAATGATGGCTCAGGAGACCTTCAATGGCAGGACATCGGACCGGCAAACGTGGAACGATATGACATCCGCGCAGCTGCACGACAGGGATGGATTCGCAAAGCATCAAGCATCACGCATCTCATTGACGTGAAGGACGGTCAGGTCGATGCGAAAATGGCTGCGCTTCGTGAACATTGTCTCGACCAGGCAAAGCGGTATTCGCCGATGGTGTTCGTATGATTCCAGCGCAATATGCAACGGCGCTCAAGAATGCCATCACGAACTATGCGTACGCTGACCGTGTGCAGATCTGGCGAGCAGTCAATCAGACAGATGGCATCGGAGGCATCGGCCAGCACTGGATACAGGTCGCCGAGATTCGTGCCACAATCACGAACACGGGTGATTCCGAGGCTGTTGTCGGTGGCATGATCGAGATTGGTGGCTCCTGGACGCTCACGTGTTCGCCTGACCTCGAAGTTAAGTCGGATGACCGCATCTACACGTCGGGGAATCCGCAGAACCTAGCGCCATACTACGAAGTCATCGGCAGTGACTACGGCCACAGCAATGCAGTGAGCCAGACCATTGGCCTGCGCTATCGTTCCAACGGATAGCGCACGTATTCGCACGTATTCGCACGTAACCGCTCGTATACCCAGTGCGTGGTGGTACGCATCGACATCATCGCACCATGATAAGTCA